GACACGGGCTGCCATCAGGTGCAGGGCTTTACGCGCTGGCCGTGAGCTGTGGTGTGCAGGACTGACGCAACCCGAGCGCGGATGGTGTGCAGTTTCGTCGGCTGGTGTCTCTCTACAGGTGAGAGAGCAGTGAGCGGGTTCGACCGCGAGAAGCTGGACGCGATGGTCAGTGAGGGATGGCTGCGTAGTGCGCGCCATCCGGAGGCGGACCTGTGGATCTTCAACTACACCGAGAAGACGCAGTACGAGAACCATTGGACCCCGGAGACGCTCGCGTGCCGTGGCCTGATCCTCGACGCCGACGGCCAGGTGGTCGCTAGGCCGTTCTCGAAGTTCTTCAACTACGGCACCCCTGAGGCGACGGTCCCGGCGGAGCAGTTCACCGTCACCGAGAAGGTCGATGGCAGCCTGGGCATCCTCTACTACCTCGACGGCGAGCCCCGGATCGCGACACGGGGGAGCTTCACCAGCGACCAGGCAAAGGTCGGGACCGAACTGCTCGACGCCTACGACTTCGAGCACGCTGACGGTCAGACGCCGCTGTTCGAGATCGTCTACCCCGAGAACCGGATCGTCGTGGACTACGGCGGCCGGCGTGAACTGGTGTTGCTCGGGGTCATCGAGAACGAGACTGGCCGCGAGGTGGGGATGCGGTATTGGAGTGGCCCTAGGGTCGCGACGCTCGATCACGACGACATAGCGACCCTCGCCGACTTCGAGAGGCCCAACCAGGAGGGCTTCGTCGTCGCCTTCGAGTCTGGACACCGGGTGAAGGTGAAGTTCTCCGAGTACGTCCGTCTCCACAAGATCGTGACGGGGGTCAACGCCCGCATGATCTGGGAGTCCCTGCGCGACGGCGTCGATCTGGCCTCACTGCTCGACGGTGTGCCGGATGAGATCTACGACTGGATCACGGCCACGCGCGCCGACCTCCAGCGTGCCTACGACCTCCAGCACTACGCCGCGGCTGATGTCTTCTCCGCCAGGCCCGAGACCGACGACCGGAAGGCCCTCGCCGCCTACTTCACGACCAGCGATGCGAACCCGGCCGTGTTGTTCCGGATGCTCGACGGCAAGCCGTTCGATGACCTGATCTGGAAGGCCATCAAGCCCGGCCATGTCGTGCCATCGCCCTCTTCTTCTACGTCTTCTTCCGATACGAAGAGGGAGACGGAGACGTGAGCGGATTCGACCGGATTCCTCAGTACGTGCTCGATGCCCGTCAAGCGATCGAGGAGAACAAGGACGCGGCCGAGAAGCAGATTGACCGGAACGGGTGCAGCTATTGGGGTGGCTACTACGACGCCTGCCGTCATGCGCTGAAAGCGATCCCACCGCACCTTGTCTACCCCGATCCCGAGGATCTGGTGCTGGACCCGGAGGACCGGCGATGAAGCCCGGCGGCGAGTTGAGGCGGACGGAGTTGAAGCGCTCTGCCCCCGCGAGGAAGCGTCGGCCGGTCAGTCCCGCGTCGAAGCTCCAACGCGGAAAGGTCTCTTTGGAAGCCCAGTGCCGGGTGTGCAAGATCGAGGCGGGGTACGCGGTGCTCGACCCTGCCCACGTCTGCGACAGGTCTCTGGGGGGCTGTGACGCCCCTACCTGCGTCGTGAGTCTCTGCCGCCGCTGCCATTCGCTCTACGACCTTCACCAGCTTGATCTGTTGCCCTTCGTGTCTTGGGAGGAGCAGGCCCACGCGGTCGGCCATCTCGGGTTGTTGAGGGCGCTTGAACGGCTCACGAATCGTAAGTGGGCGGAAGTCGAAACGAGGGAGGCCGCATGACCCAGCCGAATCTTCAACGTGATCGGGCGGTGTCCTGATGGGGTCGCCGGCTGCTGCCAACGAACAACCCGAGACGGTAACGCTGAGAAAGCTGGAGCGCACTCATCTGTGGTGTGAGGGTCCGCCGAAGCGCGGGTACTTCGTGGAGGAGTTCGTCCCTCTTTCTACGGTCACACCGCTGGTAGAGGCACTGGACGTTTCACGGTTCTGGCTTCGGCACTACGCCGAGCCGCACCTGGCGACTCCAATCCCGGAAGAGGCGGCGCGACGGGTTACCGAGATTGATGCGGCTCTCGCTGCTTTCGAGGGGGAGGGCCGATGAGCGCGCTGCGTGTCGAGCTTCAGGCACTTGAGCTTGCGGGCGAGCCGTACCACGCAGAGGAACTGAGTGATCGCCCGGTGTTCGTGGTGAAGCTGCTCCTGAACGTCGATTCGGAGGATGGGGCCGAGCAGGAAGAGGCCGCCCGCCGAGCTTGCACCAACCTCTGGGAGGCGCTTGAGGGCCATACCGACAACTGGGGGGAGGGGCGATGACCCCGGAGCCCCGAGGCACCGAGAAGCTGATCCCGGGTGAGGAGCCCGTCGATTCTGGTCGATTGAGTGATCTCTACGACACAGAGCAGGAGGCCCTCAATGGGTAGCTCGGTGCCCCGTGACGTGGACGAGGTGATCGCAGAGATGCGCGAGTACACCGCTGAGCTTGGTGGACCCACGACATCCGCTGACTTCCAGGTGCTCAAGTGGGCCGACCGTCTCGACGCTTCCCGTGCAGAGCCCCGTGAGGGGGCCAGGCATTCGTTTTCCTCGTGGGTCGGCAAGCGAATCGAGACCGGCTATGAGCCAAATCGTGTACGCGGGCTGGTGACTGACCGCATCCCGCGCGTGAAGGGGCATCTCGTCGTGGCCTTGGATGGCGGGGAGGTGCGGGAGGTAGCCCTAGATGACCAGCTTGTGAATGTCACGGGCAACGCAGAGAGGGACGCAGAGCGTCTACTGGCCGAGGAGCGGGCCAAGACGCAACGGCTGCGCGATCTGGCGTTCACGGCCGACGCTTTCCTAAACAGCATCACGAGCTGCAGCTGGACCGGCGCCGATCCCGACGAACTCGATGATCTGATCGCTGAGTTTCGTGCTGCTCTCTCTACCCAGGAAGGGGAGCACCGATGATCGTTGACCGCTCAGAGCTCGAGCCGATCGTCAAGGGCAAACAGACCGAAGTGCATTTACGCCCCGGCGCCAGTCAGCACCCGCCGCAGCCCAACACCTTCCAAGCCATCCAGGGTGCGGTCGGTAAGCGCGCGACCTGCACTGTCCACATCGACTCCGTCCGCCCCGAGAAGGGCGGATACGTTGTCGCCTTCCACCTGGCCGAAGACGTGCCGGCCAGGTTGCTCGGCAAGTCGGGCGGCTACACCACCGACTCCAGGTATGCGATGCCCGATGGTGAGGGCGGGGTGGAGCCCGAGGCGGTCAACGAGGAAACCCAGGACCGCATCACAGCGGAGGCGAAGGACCGCGCGCGCAACGCCCGGAAGCGCCTCCGCCAAGACCAGAACCTGTTGGCGATGGAGGACCGGGTGAGGGCCTACCAGCGCGAGGCGGCCCACAAGCGGATCGACATCGGCAAGGAGATGCGCACGTTCGACAAGCTGAAGCTGCGCGGCAAGGATCCGGCGAACCAGGTGCATGTGATCCGCCGGAAGCTGGACGATCACGAGGACCGGAGGGCGGCGTAACCCGGTTCCGTCCACGACCGTCCCTACTCTGGGCGCCAGCCCAGTTCGATGGACGGCCAATAGCCCTAGCGGGCGATCCGTTCCGGCGCGAGGCATAGCCCTTCGCGTCCCCGAACTGGGCACTCGCAGTTCTCCTCCCTCGCCCCGGCAACAGCATCCCTGTTGCCGGGGCACCTCTTCCAAGGCGGTGGCCATCGTGCCGTCCATCCCGTTCCCCACCCGGCCCAGCATGGGCAAGGGCTCCGGCAACGCAACCACCCGGTCCGGCTATCCCATCGCCGCCGAGCCCTGCCGATGCCCTGACCCTGTCGGTACCAGCGACGGCTGCGTGATTTGCGGCCACCTCCATGCCCACGTCATCGCAGCCACCTGGGCAAACCGGGCACGCAAGCTCGAGACGAAGGCCACACCGCTCCAGCTCGCCCGCTTCCGAACCCCCATCCGCGAACAGTCCCTGGCGTCCGTCGCCTAACCCAAAGGAGCTCCACCATGGCCAAAGCCAAGAACCCAGGTGTGTCCAAGGCCGGCAAGTCCCGCCCGTCGGTCAAGGCCGGCATGGCGAAGCCCGGCGCGAAGAAGCCCGGCAAGCCGAAGAAGGGCGTCAACCCGTTTCCCAAGGCCAAGAAGTAGCCATGACGAAGGACTGGGGCGAGACCGAGGTGCTGATCGACCTTCATACGCTTGGTGCGGTCTTGGAAGTAGTTGGACAAGCCCAAGAGCAGGAGCTACCTAAGGCCGAGCGCGCGGCATCCGAAATTTCGCGGGCGGCAGAGATCTTCTACGTCGGCCAGTCCGCCGCATGAGCGCAAGCAACGGCACGAACGGAACTCCTAAAAGGCGCAGGGACTGGAAACCCAAGTTCCTCGCCGCCTTCGAGGAGTCGGGAATGGTGGCTGCTGCGTGCGAGGCCGCGAACGTGGGCAGGACCACCGCCTACCGCAACCGCCAGGAGGACGAGGACTTCGCGTTGGCGTGGGCCGACATCGAGGAACGCTCGACCGAACGGATGGAGCGCGAGGCCTACCGTCGTGCTGTCGAGGGGGTGGACAAGCCGATGGTGTCGGCGGGCAAGATGGTCACCACGGTCAAGGAGTATTCCGACACGCTGCTGATCTTCATGCTGAAGTCCCGCCGGCCCGAGACCTACCGCGACAACGTAAAGGTCGAGCACTCCGGCTCTCTCAAGTCGGAGGTGGAGCTGGTCGGCATCGACGACCCGGACAAGCGGGTGCGCGCGCTCAGGATGCTGCAGGCCGCGCTGCCGGACGAGTAGCCCGATGGACCCGTTGGCGGTCCGTCTGCCGCGGCCGTATGTGCCACACACCCCGTTCGTGCCCCAGCACGTCTTCCTCGCCCTTGACGAACTGGGGATCGAGGAGGCGTTGTACGGTGGCGCTGCTGGTGGCGGGAAGTCCGACGCGCTGTTGACCGCGGCGCTGAAGTACGTCGACATCCCGGGCTACGCCGCCCTGCTGTTGCGGAAGTCCTACTCCGACCTGGCATTGCCCGGCGCGATTATGGACCGCTCCAAGGAGTGGCTTCACGAGACGGACGCCCGGTGGTCTGAGGTCGACAAGAAGTGGACCTTCCCGACTGGGGCCACGCTGTCGTTCGGCTACCTCCAGTCGGCCAACGACAAGTACCGCTATCAGGGCGCGGAGTTCCAGATGGTCGGCTTCGACGAGCTGACCCAGTTCGACGAGACCGACTACCGCTATCTGCTGTCCCGTCTGCGCCGGCCAAGCGAAGGGCCGCTGTCTCATGTTCCTCTTCGGATGCGGGCTGCCACGAACCCTGGCGGCCGCGGTCACCGATGGGTGAAGCGCCGCTTCATCGACCAGCTCTCAGACCCCGACGATCCGGTCGACACGCCGACGAAGGCCAGACGGCGGGTGTTCATCCCGGCGAAGCTGCGAGACAACCCCGCAACTGACCGCGCCGCCTATGCCGAGAAGCTCGCCGGCCTCGACCCGCAGACCCGCGCCCAGCTCCTCGACGGAGACTGGAACGCCCGCGAGCCCGGAGACTGGGTGTTCCCCACCGGCCTCGACCAGGTGTTCGCGCTCGGCAACCAGCACCGCCAGATGCGCGACACCGGCGAGATGCCGCCACCTGTCGGCCAGCAGCTCGTGCTGTCCGCCGACTGGGGTGTCCACTCCCACCTTCTGCTGCTCTGGCCGCTGGAGATGGGCGGCTTCCACGTCGCCCGCGAGTTCGTCTACACCGGCGGCTCCGGCTCCGTCCGCAGGCTGGCCCGCCCAGTGCAGGAAGGCATCCGCGATCTGGGCTGGCCCGTCTACACCGAGCCGTTCGACTCCTCGATGCCCGAGGTAAACGCCGCGTTCCTCGAAGACCTCAACGCCCTGTCGCCAACCCACATCAAGTTCCTAAAGGTCCCGTTCTCGAAGTACAAGGTGCTGACGATCGACTACCTAAAGCTGCTGGTCGACAACACCCGCCGCCACCAGCTGGGCGACCTCGACGCGCTGCCGCCATACCTGTCGATCGACGAGCGCGGCTGCCCTGTACTGGCCGAGCAGATCCGCCAGTGGCGATACGCC